GGTTGGAGAATGCGGTAATAATGAGAAATGGATACGCAATTGAATATGATGCAATTAATCCAACGACATTATGGCCAACGCTTGAAACTAAGTTGATTGATGGACTTTTTACTGCTGGTCAGATTAATGGTACTAGTGGTTATGAAGAAGCTGCTGGTCAGGGAATAATGGCGGGAATAAATGCCGCATGCAAGATTTTAGGAGAAGAACCTCTGATACTATGGATTCATACGTTGCAGTTAAACCGTTATATACAAGAAACTGGTATGGTCCAACACCTGTAATAAAACTATATGCAGATAAACAAGAAAGACTTTATAAACATACTGGAAGAACATAACAAGCTGGGCTTCCAAGATCAGATAGACTATAAAAAGTTTTATCTATACTCAATCGTAACTCATTCGACTGCCATTGAAGGATCAACAATGACAGAGATTGATAATCAGCTGCTTTTTGACGAAGGACTTTCAGCCAAAGGAAAAAGTATCATAGAGCAAAATATGAACCTTGACTTAAAAGCTGCTTACGAGAGAAGTATGGAGTTAGCTAAAGCACATACACCGATTTCTGTTGGTGTACTTAAACATTTAGCTTCACTTGTTATGAGGAGAACAGGTGGAGAAGTTAATGGTTTTGGTGGTTCGTTCGACTCATCAAGAGGTGATTTACGCCTTGTGAATGTTACAGCTGGTGCTGGTGGTAAAACATATATGAATTACCTGAAAGTACCACAGAAGTTGGAAGATTTCTGCAAAGAGATTAATGAAAGGCGGAAGGAACTGTTAGAAAGTCCTGATATATACGAACAGTATAAGTTGAGCTTCTATGCTCACTTGAAACTTGTTACAATACATCCCTGGGTAGATGGAAATGGAAGAATGTCGAGATTGATTATGAATCATCTTCAATACGAATTCAGATTAGTCCCAAGTAAAGTTGTAAAAGATGATAAGGCAGAATATATAAAAGCATTAAAAATCTCACAGGAGGAAGAAAGCGAAGCTCCTTTCTTAGACTTCATGTTTGAGGAACACGCCAAAAACTTACAAGAAGAAATTGAAAACTACAAACTTTCTATGGGCGATGATGAAGAAGTCCAGGCACATAGAGGTTTTCGTAGATAGTCTGTACTCTGGTCGATAAAATATAAATCAACAAAGCAATATAAGTTATGAGAAAGTTATTGTTAATAATAGCCATTGCTACAATAACTGTAGTAGCAAAGGCACAGAATAAAGTGACAACTGCTAAGAGTACGCCAGAAATGGTGTATTACTATGCGAGTTTTGGTATAGCTAGAGTTAAAAACGCTGCTGATGGGAAAGAAGTTTTTGTCCCTTTCATTGGAAGTAATACTGGAGGTAATATGAAAGAATGTAGAAATAGCGATAATAAGATTATATGCTTTGAAACAACAACAAATGGCTTTAACTATATTACAAGTCTTGGGTGGGAGTTGTGGTGGCATGATGATCACTATAACGCAATACAAAGATGGGTTATTAGAAAGAAGATACCTAAACAAGATCTTCAAAAATATATGGAAGAAGATATGATATTAACAGATAGCATTGAAAGGATTCCTTCTGCAGTCGAAGAATTACAGAGGATGGTAAAATGATATATTCACAAACAAACATAAGGTTCCAGAAATGCTGGAACCTTTTTTATTTATTTAAAATCTCAATATAAACTTCAGGAGAGTCTGAAGGTATATTATCTTCAGAAACATATCTATCTGGGTATGTTATTATGTCTATTTCTCGAATTGAAAGAGAAGTTGCAAGATTTGAAAGTTGATTTAGGCTTAACTGAACAGCACCACTCAATATCTTACTAAACTGAGAAGGTGAAATACCAATGTAAGATGCCATAGCAGCTTGTGTTAAGTTACTATCATTCATTATCTTACGAATATTATTTATTACTGTTTCTGTAAACATATTATTAATCTTTATTTGAATATTAAAGATAATCATTGATATTCAACCTGTTATGATATATTTTGAAACTTTATTTCAAAAAAAGACATTTTATGTTTCATATTTTGAAATATTATTTCTATCTTTGCAGCATAATAATAAGTATTAAATAATAAATAATAAGTATGGGTATTAAAATTAGCGGACCATTGAGGAATATGGAAATCGGACAAACGATTGCATTTCCAATGGAAAAAATCTTATCAGTAAGAAGTGCTGCTTCTGGTATCAGTATGTCATTAGACCGTAAGTACATGGTTAGATCTGATAGGGATACAAGGACAGTAATTGTAACAAGAGAAAAGTAAAGGCTTATGCTAACAAGAAGGGATGCAAAAATGATAGCCCAAGAAATCTTGGTTCTCACGCAAAACACAGATGCTGATCCAAATGAGGTTTACCTCACGATAGATCAAGCAGCAGAGTTTCTGCATCTGGCAAAAAGAACTCTATATAATCTTGGAGAAAAGATACCTCGCTGTAAAGTTGGAAAGAGGGTTTACTATAAGAAGAGTGCTCTGCAAAGATTTATAGAGAGAAAGCTAAATAATGCCTGAACCATGACAATTGTTTATAATGTCTATATAAGTGCTGGGATACCTTCATGGCTACAGACAATGGGCAATGAAATAATAAAAATGGAAGGTTATTATTTCTCCTCTGATGAAGAAATTAAACAGTTTATCAAGAAATGTAAGAGATATATAAAGAGGAACAATAAGACCTCTGAAACAATATATCTTACAGAGGGAAAAAGAAAGGAAAAAGGTTATATCACAATTCATAATAAGAATTTGTGGAATAATGATATGATAAGAATATGCTACCTAAAACTACAAGGAGAAATTCTATTCTCTGATAGAGGATTAAAAGTATATCCACATAAATTCCTTTTGCAAGACTAAAAACTTAAAACAATAAACATGAAAGAAGCAGAAAAAATACTGGAGAGGACAAATGGTGGACTCAGAGTCTTTGAACATTTCTTCGGAGAAGCTGTTAGAAAGAAAAACTTTCTAAATACATTTCGGGAAGATAGTAATCCAAGTTGTCACTTATACTTACACAAGGAAAGTGCTGGTGACAGGTTCTATATGAAGGATTATGGCTCTTCTGAATGGTCTGGTGACTGCTTTACCATAGCTGGCAGAATCTTCAATTTAGACACAAAAACTTCTTTTGTTGAGATATTGAAGAAGATTGATAGCGAAATGGGATTGTGCATCTTTGGAGAAGCAGCTTTGGCTGGCAATACAAAACCAACCTGGAAAGTTCAAGAAAAGCCATTATTAGAAAAAGAAAATATAGTATCTTTTTCTCCAGCATATAAAAATTTTATACCAGAAGATTTAGAGTTCTGGAGCCAATATGGTATAAACAGAAAGACTCTGGACAGGTATAATGTAAGAAGTATATATTCTTGTAAGTTCCAGAAAGAGAACGGTAAAGAATATAATGTGTACGGAGGAAAGGCGAAGCCAGCTTTCGCTTATCTCTTCAATAGAGGAAAAGGCATAAAAATATATATGCCAAAATCACCTGTTAGATTTCTATACGCAGGAAAACTCCCTAAACCATATGTTTTTGGTTGGGAACAACTTCCACAAAATGGAAATTATGTGTTTATCACAGGAGGAGAAAAGGATGTTTTGTCTTTGGCAGCTCATGGTTTCAGTGCTATAAGCTTAAATAGCGAAACTGCTCATCTAAAACCTTCCATGATAGAAGAGTTGAGCAAGAGGTTTAACCATGTAGTGTTTCTCTATGATTGTGACGAGACAGGAAAAAGGGAATCATCACTACGAGTGGAAGAATGGAAGGCTTACAAAACAAGTAGAGTTGTCTTACCATTATCAGGTGATAAGACTTCAAAAGACATAAGTGATTTCTTCTCTGAGGGTAGAACCTCAAAAGAACTTTGGGAAATAGTAGAGTCACAAACTCTCTAATCCACTAACTCAATTACAAGACTATAAATAAGAACTTTGATGCGACTTAAGGCAAGGATTTATCCTATACCAATAACTTACTTTGACAAAACAAATAAACAAGAGTGGTATGTAAAAATACATAAGGATAGATTTAAACTTGACACTTTAGTCTTTCTTTATAAACTGCTCAAAATATGGACTTAAATTAATGTGGGAATGAAGAATTTAGAAAAATACCGAATATCTCTGATGCGTAATATCAGAGAGGTAAAGGTTTCTCATAATCAGACCTCGTCACAGAAAATAATCCGAGACGAGCTTCTGGAAGAAGGGATTGACTGGAATATAGTAAATCTCCCTATTAGGGTGATTGAGTTCCAGAGTCTGAACAGGAAATATAGGGGGATTGGTATTGAGAACTCCAAAAAAGGTTATGAGTTCTACAATAGGAGTCTAATGCAGTATCCTGTATCAGTTGGAGAAAAGGGATTGACCATAGTGTCTGGAGGGAAAAGCAATGATATAGCCTTTTTGTTTCATGACTCTTTGGATTATATGGCTTGGTGTTCTTATATGGCTGCACAGAAAAAAAACACTGATAATGCAGACTGTTACATCATGGGGGACTTCTCAACATTTACTGAGTTAGGAAAAATAGCAAAGAGATATAAAAAGATACTCTGCTATTTCCACAACGACCAGTGTGGAGAGGTTATGTTTAATACACTCAGAGAAATGATTAAAGGCAGCTCTGTAGTTGATATGAGCAGCTTATATGATGGTTTTGAGTGTATCCGCCTTTATTGGCAAGACTTATTGACAAGACAGTAAAACATGGAGAATATAATACTTATTGTAATTATTGCCGTTGTCATCGGTTTGGCAGCAAGTATCTACTACGAGGTTAAGAACACCTTAGGTGATGATGATATAAGATATTAATTAAAAAAATAAGATCATGATATTAAGAATAATATTCCTTGTGATGCTGCTATGGGCAGTCTTCACAACTATACAACAGATGAGACTTCTTGTAAGAGAGGCAGGACTTTATGATTGCGTTAAGGATAAAAAGAATATCCTTAGAGCTTTCATTGAAATTATAATGGATGATAGTATCACAAACAAAGAAAAAGAAGAAAGGAGAAAAGTAAGATGAATAATATTAAACTTTTATACATAGATCTGTTTTGTGGAGCAGGAGGAACTACCACTGGCGTTGAACAAGCAGAGTTTGATGGGCAGGCGTGTGCAAAAGTTATTGCGTGTGTAAACCATGACGTAAATGCCATTGCATCACACCAGGCAAACCATCCTCACACGTTACATTTTACGGAGGATATCCGCACTTTAAATCTTTCTAATCTTATTACACATTTAAGAAGAATGAAGGCAAAGTATCCAGCAGCTTTAGTAGTTCTATGGGCTTCGCTTGAATGTACTAATTTTAGTAAGGCAAAAGGTGGACTGCCACGTGATGCAGATAGTAGAACACTTGCAGATCATCTTTTTCGCTACATAGAAGAGATAGATCCAGATTACATTCAAATAGAGAATGTAGAAGAGTTTATGAGCTGGGGTGATATGGATGAAAAGGGACATCCAATATCAAAGCTAAAGGGTAGAAGTTATATCCGATGGACTAATAAAGTTATGTCTTATGGATATAATTATGACTGGAGGCTATTAAACTCTGCTGACTATGGAGCGTATACATCAAGAAAGAGATTTTTTGGACAATTTGCAAAGAAAGGACTTCCTATAGCATTTCCTATTCCAACATATTCAAAAAATGGAGATAGTGGAATGTTTCAGATATATAAGAAGTGGAAACCCGTCCGAGAGGTTCTTGACATGAACGAGAAGGGGCAAAGTATCTTCAATAGAAAGAAGCCTTTATGTGAAAAGACTTTGAAGAGGATATATGCTGGGTTAGTAAAATTTATAGCAGGAGGAAAAGAGGCTTTCCTTATAAAATACAATTCAATGAACCAAACAGGAAAATATACAGCTCCTAGCATTGATGAACCATGTCCTACTGTAGCTTGCCAAAATCGTTTAGGACTTGCAAATATAAGTTTTATGTCTAAAGCTTTCAGTGGTGAACCATATTCAAAGAACCAATCTATTGATGTCCCTGCAGGAACTATAACAACAAAGAATCATCATTATTTTATAACAGCGTATTATGGAAATGGGAATAATCATTCTATAGCAGCTCCTTGCCCTACAATAACAACAAAAGACCGTCTTGGATTAATAAATAGTTGTTTCATAGCCAATGAGTATTCCGGCGGTGGACAGCTGTCAAGTATTGATGCGCCATGTCCTGCCATACTAACGACACCCAAACAAAAAGTTGTGGATTGCTTTCTTATGAATCCTCAGTTCAATTCAGCTGGTGGAAATATTAATAATCCGTGCTTCACTCTGATTGCTCGTATGGATAAAATGCCTCCATATATAGTTAACACAGAAAAAGGATTAGGAATAAGAATGTTTGATACAGATAGCGAAATGACCCTTAAAATTAAGGAATTTATGGCTATGTATGGCATAATAGACATTAAGATGCGAATGCTGAACATAAGCGAGTTAAAACGTATTATGGGATTTCCAAAGGGATATATCCTGGTAGGAACACAAGCTGAACAAAAAAAATATATTGGCAATGCTGTTGAAGTCAATATGAGTAAAGTTCTTTGTGAAGCTATCTGTAATAGATTAATGCAAAAATCTATTGCTATTTAACAAAGAACCAATTATAAAGATTAAAGTTGGAATGAATAAGATAAAACAAAATGAATCCTTTAAGAAAGGATTTAACAAGGCAAAAGAAGAGATTATAAACCTTATCTACGATCTTCAAGATGAGTTATGGGGTGACAGAAAGGGATATAACTCTGAAATGAGAGCGCAGATGGAGTTTTGCAAGGAACTTCGCATGAAACTAAGCAACTTTAGTTTAGATGCAATATCTCAGAAATCTGTGCTTCATAAGGACTGATAGATAACATACACTTATGATACTACAAGGTAATTAAGAGCATACTGATATGAGTAAAACTGAAAGTTTACATTATAAACTCTGCTGTGAAGGTGCAAAATGGATGCGTAAGCAGGAGTGGTCTTCTTACAAAATAGTTGCCGTAGAGCTTTGTACTGTAAATGCAGAAAATCCTGATGTATGGGGAACAACAGGTTTCAAATCAATGATGATAGAAGTTAAGACCTCACGAGGAGACTTTCTGAAAGACAAAGTGAAGAAATTTAGAACTGAAGATGACGAATATAGACATTATGCACTTGGTAATAAAAGATATTACTTGGCACCAGAGGGTATTATAAAACCAGCAGAACTTCCTATTTCATGGGGACTATTAGAATGGAATGGCAGTATGATAAATGTCATTAAAGAAGCGGAAGAAGTTGTATGTGAAAATATGGGAGAGGTTGCTATGCTTTGCTCTATCATGCGTAGAGAGGGAGTAAGAACTGGTATTTTTAATTATAGAAAGAATAAATAATGAAGGGAGATATATTAACACAGCTACAACAAATTTCCAATCAGCTCGATTGCATAGGACGAAACATGAGAGAGGAAGAAAGAGTATGTGCTGCAGAACTGGAAGACAGACTTGCAAAGGGTATCACAGGTGATGCTGCTGTACAGCATTACAATGAGTGGATGGATAAAGCAGGAATGTCACACTTGAAAGCAAAATAATAATATTAAGGGAATAATTATGAATATAACAAATAGAAAAGAACATAAGAAGGAGAAGCCTCCATATAGAATATACTACATGTTGTCAGCCTGTATATGTTTTTTATTACTTAAAGAACAGGAGTCAAAACCTACAGGTAAGGGGTTTCGCTTATTTTTACGTAAAGCAAAAAGAGTATGTAGACTATCGTTAGGCTATTTACTTTGTAGGCTCTTTGAGATAGCTGAAAAATATATGAAACTTTAAAACAGTGATAAATATGAATTACATGGATCTTAACTTAAAGCAGGGCGAAGTTGCCTTGTTCAACGCCAGTAGTAACACATACTACAAGTTTCA